TCAATGCTGCCCAGATCTCTGACAGCACCATCACAGGCACATTGATCGCCAACAACACCATCACAGGCAACTTGATTGCATTGAGTGCGATCACAGGCAACTTGATTGCCACAGGCACTATCACTGCCAACAACATTGCGGCATCTACCATCACTGCCAACAACATTGCTGCCAACACAATCACTGCTGGCCAGATTGCGGCATCTACCATCACAGGTTCCAAGATTGCTGCCAACACCATCACTGGCAACTTGATAGTGGCCAACACAATCACAGCCACACAGATATCGTCAGACTATGTGTATGCTGGCAATATCATATCTACCAATGGTGTGTTAGGCAACTACAGCAGCCCAGGTTATTGGTTGCGTTTTACAGATGGTGATGCCAGATTTGGTGGCAATGTGAACATTGGTGGCAATGTCACAGTAAGCAATGTGATCTTGGCAGGTAGCCTGGCCAACAGCATCGTGACCTACAACAATCTCACGCCTGGCCTGGTTCCAAATCCAGCAGGCACTATCTCGATCACTGCTACTCCTCGTGCATTTTCGGGCAGCACAGGATGGAGTCAGACCACTGTGAACTGGTATGATCTGGTGTTGGCTTCAGTTACCTTGCCCTATTCAAGTGCGTATAGTGTGCCCGGAGCCTCCAATCCAAGATTTACCTTTACCTTTGCATCAAATATTGCTTTTACCATGGGCACTCCCGGTGTGACTTTTCCCTATGTGCAATACTACTACAAAACCCTGGTGCCAGCAGGCGGCAATGCTTTGCCCGGAGCCAGTTATACCAGTATAGGTAGTGCTGTGAATCTCACAGGAACTACCAGTTTTAGTGGTGTGGTAGCACCTGTGGTCAGTAATGTGACTATTCCAGTAGGATCATGGTCATCCACTACCAGTGTTATCGTGGGTGTGGCATTGTTTGCCAGTTTAAATCCAACATTTGCCATGACAGGCAATGTGTTATCAACCAGTTTTACGGTGTCCAATGGCTGACGATCTCGCACACTCAGTTCTCATAACCTCAATTGATGGCATCACTATTGATCTTGCGGATCATGTGAGCAATCAGAATCGACGCCATCGTGAAGAAGTATATCGCAATCTTGGTCAGCAACTGAATCTCCTGTATGATGACATACAGGCAGGAGTGTTTGGTGACGCAGCCCGCACCGGACGGTTTGCCACCTATCTTAAAACAGTCAAAGACCAATGGCCTGTGACCAAGATATCATAACTCCCTATAAATATCATTATGACCCAAACAGCATTATCCCCCCAAGAAATCAAAGAAGTCACTGACATCTGCATGGAATACTTCCGCAAGGAAACTGGCAGTGAAGAAAAAGCCAAGCGACTCATGGCTGATTTGGCCACCTTGATTCAACAGCCTGCTGCCAAGTTGGTTCACCTGGGCAACTTGGTGTTTCTGATCTTGGTCAAAGAAAAAGGTGTGATTGAGTTTCACACCATGGGTGAAGAAAAAACATCAGATGCCTATACCAAAGACATGAAGGCTCTGGCCAAATATCTTTACAAGATTGGTGCTACCAAGATCTACAGTTATACAGATGATCCCAAGTTTGGCATATTGGCCCGACGCAGCCGCATGGGTTGGACCACAAGTGAGACCACAGGTCAAGATGGTAAGACCTACACCGTTTATACATTGGAGAAGAAATAATGCCAGCAGTAGCCGTCATACCAGCAGTGCTGGCCGTCACAGGAGTTAGTGCTGCTATTGGAACCACAGTGGCAGCCGCAATAGGTCTGGGTACCGTGGGTGCTATTGCTGCCACTGCCATCGGAACAGGTGTTGTGGCCGGAACCATCAGTGCTGCTGAAGGCAACAATGCCGGACAGGTATTACAAGATGCTGTGGTAGGTGGTGCTTCCAGTTATATTGGTGGTCAGATTGGTCAAGGCATCAGCGATATAGTTGGTAGTGCTGGTGCCACAGTGAGTGACACAGGCACCATAATCCCTGCTGCTAATCCCATGGAACTGGACCCAATGAGTATGGGTCAACAAGTGGCCGAACAACAAGCAGCCGCACAAGCAGCCGCAGATGCTGCTGCTGCCACATTGCCAATAGAACCCACGCAAGGTGCTTATCTACCAGCCATGGCCATGAGTGAAGCCGGCGGTGGTGAAGGCGGTGGATTTGGTGGTGGTGAAAATGGTGGATTTGGCGGCGGTTCGGGTGCGGATGCTGGAGGCACAGGTGCTCCTGGCACAGGATCCGGCAGTGGAGATTCTGGTGCATCTCCTGGCGGAGATACTGGTAGCAGTGATGGTGGACCATTCCAAGGCAAACCCGGAGAAAGCGACATGGCCAATGCCGGTGCTGGTTTGCCTGGTGGCACAGAAGGTCAAGTTCCTGGACCAGTAGAACCTGGACCCGGGCCTGTGGATACTGGACCATTCCAAGGCAAACCCGGAGAAAGCGACATGGCCAATGCCGGTGCTGGATTACCTGGAGGCACAGAAGGTCAAGTTCCTGGACCAGTAGAACCCACACAAGGAGCATATCTACCAGATGCTGCTCCACCAGAAAACTTCCAAGGCAAGCCAGGCGAAAGCAACATGGCCAATGCCGGTGCTGGTTTGCCTGGCGGCACAGAAGGCATCGCACCGCCCACAGTGGATGTGGGCAGCACATTAGGTGGCACCATAGGCAGTGGTATTGGTGCCGGTCTTGGTGGTGGTGGTTCAGGACACAGTGGTGGTGGAGCAGTTGCTCCTGTAAACCCCAGTTTGGGACCATTACACTGGAGCAATCTGCCTGACTTGCCATTGCCAGGCTTGAATCCAGGATTCATACAGGCACAACCATTCTATCAGACCACATCACCGGTTCAAGCACAGTATTACTGGGGCAATCATCCGTTTATAAACACAGCGGCCGATCTGCCTAACTACAACATGATACCCAACGCACCTGCACAGCCATGGGGCCTGCAACAGATGTATCAACCAATCAACCTGGCACAATACTTGGCCGCACTGAATCAAACAGGTGCGGCACCAGCAGTGGCCGGACCAGTAGCACCCCCAAGATAAGACTACAAAACAATGAATACACTAAATATTACAATGGTAGGAGACACTCAATGAGTTTTGGAAAAAGTGGTGGAACACAGGTCACAACGCCTGGACTAACACCTGAACAACAACAACAGATAGCCACACAAAACAAGTTCTTTACAGAAACTATTGCTCCCACCTACGAACAAGCCGTGCGTGGTGCCAGCAATCTGTATCAAACCGGTGCTCCTGGCGTGACCAATGCAGCCCAGAATCTCGCAGGCACAGCCAGTGCAGCACAGAACACCCTGGGCAGCACAGGTGAAAGTGCTTTACGCAGTGGTATCACCGGCCTGCAGAATTTATTCACTCCAGAATACGAACGCCAACAACTGGATGCTGCCATGATGCCAGCACAGGCACAATATCAACAGAACCTGGCCAATCAAGCAGCCATGTTTGGTGGTGCAGGTCAGTTGGGGTCAGCAAGACAAGCATTGGCCGGCACACAGTTGGCAGGCAATGCTGCCGCAGCACAACAGGCCGCAGCCGCTGGTGTGTTGAGAGACATCAACTCACAAAGACTATCGGCAGGCAGCAGCCTGGCACAACTGGGTCAAGGTGGTATTGGACAGGCCCTGGGTGCTGCTGGACAACAGGTCACAGCCGCAATGACACCACAACAACTATACAATCAATACGCTTCTGTGATCTTTGGAACACCAGCCAGCACTTATACACCTGACTTCCGTGGCACACAAAGCAGCACAGTAAGCAGCCAAGGATACCGAGCAGGCGTAGACTTCAAGTTCCCAGGACTATAATATGGCAAACCTTTCACCTTACGATTACAATTTGGGAGATTTTGCTGATTATCAGATGCCTGAAACTGAAGAAGAACGCCAACGGCGTCTGGCAGCAGAAGCAGCAGCACGAACCCCTGTGAAACAAACAATCACCACTGATCCTGTCACTGGTGAACAAAACATGACCATATCAGGCAATGTGCGTGATCTTGGTCCAGAAAACACACTCACACCCACAGTGTATGGTGCAGGTGAGGCCGCCACCCGAGGTTTTCAAGCAGTTCAACCAGCAGAAGTGGATACTGGCGCTGTGTATAACCGCATGATCCAGGCCGAATCTGGTGGCAGACAATATGATCGCAATGGTCAGATCCTGACCAGTCCAAAAGGTGCTTTGGGCATGGCACAGGTCATGCCCGCCACAGCATTGAATCCCGGATACGGCGTGAGGCCAGCCACCATGGAAGAAATTAGCACACCCGAAGGCAATCGTGCTTTTGGACAGAGATATTTCCAAGGCCTGCTGAACTATTTTGGTGGCGATGTGCAAAAAGCCACAGCAGCATACAATGGTGGTCCAGGTCGTGTGAGTAGAAATGTGTCAGCCAATGGTGGCCAACTGAATGTGGCACAACTGCCTGCAGAAACACAACAGTATCTTCGTGCAGTGGGTCCCATAGCACCTGCTCAGGCAGCAGCACCAATACAAACAGAAACAATCATGTCATCAGCCCCGGCAGCAAATGCAGGTGTAAGACCGGGTGCTGTGTTAGGTCAGGGCGGAACTGCCACACAAGAAGGCACAGCCGGTGAAATTCCAGCACAACAGGCCATGGCTGAAGCCAACAATAGATTTGTTGCTGCCCAGGCACAGCCCGAAGCCATGGTATCCTTGGCACAAGACTCTGCTGCTCAACCTTGGCTCAGAGCCTTGGCAAGAGATCAAGTGGTTGAAAACTTGACACAAGCCCGAGAAAAAGAAAAAGCCACTCGCGAAGTGGAAGCAGCACGCCAAGACCCCAATGCCTTGGCTCGCATGTTGCAGGCCAAATCATCCGAACAAGGTTCCTATGCCAAGGCCATGCTGTTCAGCATATTAGGCATGGAAAAGAGTGCTGCGGATGAAGCAGCCAAACTGGGCATTGGTAGCAAATGGAGCACCATGACAGATGTCAACGGCAAGACCGCATTGATCAAGGTGCGTTCAGATGGTGTGCCATTGGAAGGCTACGACAGTTCTACCGGACGACAACTCAACAGCAATGATCTTGTGGCTGTGTTGGGTGCCGGTCAACGCAAGTTGGACATCGTTGGTGGCACCTATGTGAATGATACCACTGGTGAAGTGGGTCGTGCAATCTCTGATAAAACTACCGGAATCACTTATATCCAAACTGACACTGGACGCAAAGGTATGACTGGATTCCGTCCACAAGGCAATGCCGGCACCTTGGAAATGCAACGACAGGCACAGATACAAAAACAAAACATCGATCTGGCTGGTGATTATGCCAAAACACAGATGCGTATACAAGGTGCTGCACCAGAAGCATACAACAAGTTCATTGGTGAATTCAATGCCAAATGGGGCACCAACTTTACCATCAAGGATTTTGCTGGAGGTCCTCCACAGATTGACCTAACCACTAATCGTGTGGTCAGTTCAGCACCAGCCGCAGTGGCACCTGCCGCATCAGCCACACCAGCAGCAGCAAGCACAGTTTCCGGAGCAGTAGCACCTGAAGCAACCGGAGTATCAGGAGCAGCACCAGCCGCAGTGGCAGCAGGTCCAGTAGTTCCTGTGGTCAGTGGCGGCGGTGCAACAACAGTTTCTACCGCAGGCAAAACACCTGCACAGATCCTCAAGGCCGAAGAAGACGCCAAACGAGCCGCCGATGAAGCCCGTGCTGCTCGCGAAGCCGAAAACAAAAAACGCTTGGCCATCGAAGAAGCACAAGGCAAACAACCTGTTGAAGTTGGCACAGCAGAACAAAAAGACTTTGTCACATACAAAACCACTGTGCAAGACAAGGCCGAGTCTGGACGAGATGTGGCAAGAGTCACTCGTTCACAAGTAAAAGATCTCATGCAAGATCCTGTGATTATTGGTATCATGAATGGATCAGGCACACAATATGCTGCTGCTGGCAAACTGATCCGTGAAATGGCTGCAGGTGCTTATAGTGATGACGACAACGGTAAACGCCTGGCAGATGACATCCGTGGATTGAGCCTTACACAACCACAAAAAGATGCTTTGAGCCGTTATGCTCAAGCCAATACCAGTATAAATCGTGCCACACTCAAAGCCAACAGCGGTGCAGGTTCTATCAGCAATGCTGAACAGACTGCTAACAAAGCAGCCAACATGACCAATATTGGTGATCTAACACCATTTGCTGCTCTAACTGGATTGTCACGCAGATCATACATGGGAGACTTGACACAAGAAAAAGCCGCTATGTTGGCCGCCAGTAAATATGTCACTCGTGATCAGTTCGATCAAGCCTGGCAGAAAATTGAAGATCAACGAGTTAAACAATACGACGGAATCTATCGTGCTCGCCTGGACTTAATCAAACCTTTTGCAGAAAAAGCCACAGCCAATCCAAATGATGCACAAGCACAACAGCGTTATCGTGATGCAGCCATACACGCATTCCGTGTATATCCCACACCAGAATACACAGCAGGAGTAGGATGGACTTTTCCCACCAAAGAAAGCAAACAGGCTGCTATGGCGGCCATAGCAGGAGATAGATAATGGAAGATCCAAGAATACAAAAACTCAGAGACGCTGGCTACAATGACCAGGATATTGAAGAATATCTGAGATCAAGCCCAGCCCCTACTGCCAGTGCTTCAGCAGCCGGTTCAACCGAACCTCCCAGTGTAAGTGCAGAAGTTCCTGCTACTAATCCTGCAGATGTAGCACCGGAACCTACTTGGTTGGAACGAGGTGCCACAACACTCAAAGCCATAGCACCAGAAAATCTAACCGATGCAGCAACCAAAGTCGGAGAAGGCCTTCTGGCATACAAAGGCATACAGGCTTGGAAACAAAGCAGCCAGGCTGCTCAAGCCAAAGCCGCTGCTGATGCTCTTACTGAAGCAGGTCGTCAAGCACGATTCAATGCCAAATATCCAGTAGTGGAACCAGTGGCAGCACCTGCAGCACCCCCACCAGCACCACCTGCACCTGCTGCTCCACAACAACCCAGCGTGATCCAAAGAGGCATGGACTACGCACGCCAGATGCAACGCATAGCAGCAGAAAAGGTCATGCAAGGAGCACAAGCAGCCGGAGAAGGCCTGGTCAGTGCCGGAAGAGCAGCAGGCCAAGGCTTGGTCACAGCCGGAAGAGCAGCAGCACCTTACGCTGCTCCTGTGGCAGTGGGACTCACAGCAGCACTCATGCCCGGCAACGCAGGTTCAGCCGGTATGATGGTGCCACAAACAGGTCGCTTGCGTGGCAGCGATCTAAACCCCATGACAGGTCGTCCTTGGACACGACAGGAACTGGATGCATACAACGCCAACCCCAATATCATCGACAGCAGACTACCAAGGTAATATATGAATCCATTAGATCAACTACACGAAGAACTCACACGCACTTATGGCAGTGTGTTTGTGGCCTATCAACGAGCACACATAGCACACATCAACACTCGCAGTAGAAACTTCTACGGCGATCACAAGTTGCTAAAACACATCTATGAATTCTTACAAGATACCATTGATACAGTAGGTGAAAAGATACAATCATGCGGTCTGGGTGGCGTGCCCACCAGCATTGAAGATACCATGAACTTGAGTTCAGTTGATGACGAGCCTGTAGAAGGCGACGCAGATGCATTGCTACACACGGTGTGGGAAGATCTCAACACCTTGATTGATGTTTATCATGATCTGGCTGATGCTGCGAGACAAGTGAACTATCCAGATGTGGACAACATGGCAGCAGATCACATTGGTCGGATTGCTACCTTTGCTTGGAAGATTGAGGCTACCTTGGATCTTGAAGGACGCCACACACGCAGAGCACCCATTTGAGGTCAACACACCCGGAACACTATCAAGAACCCAGTGATTTTGTGTGTTTCTAACTGGGGCTCAACGAAACGGCAGGCGTGGCTTGTGTCGTGTTCAATCTCTTATAAGCATATGATCCTCGCACATCATATCCTAACCGGCGATGCAGATCCAAAAACCCAGATTGGTCTCGTCGCATGGTAGTGCTGCACACTATATTCACTCCACATTCTCTTGCCCAGGTCTCCCATAACACAACCATGCCTGTGACCAGGCGTAATCTCTGTCGAACAGGCAAGGTCAAGTCCACATGTGCTATCTTTACACAAATCAACTCCTCATCTGACCATGGGGTTTTTTCGCCGCGGATAGCCCAGACATAAGCCAAGATACGATCAGTTTCTGCTTGTTTAGCGACTTTTAACAACTCCAGGCCAGGATTGTAGAATTGTGCCACTGTGGCCATGGTCAAGTTTCTTGCGTAGGCAATGGGATCCGGCACAAACACCCGATCTATTTCAGTTTCGAAATGATCTTGTGCCATTTTGACCAGTGTGGCCACATCTGTGCCTGTGGTGCTGTTCCATGTCCATTTCATATGAGTTCCTTGCTAATAGTATATTTATGACATAAATACACTTGAAGGAGATAATCATGGCCAAAAAACAGCCTCGAACACAAGTATACGATCTCATGATCCGTTGGATTACTACCAGAGACATCAGGTGCCCAATGCAAATGCACAAGGTTGCACACACTGGAATGCTGGCCGGCACAAACAAGGATATGGCATGGTAGGTGCCATCCGCATCAGTGATGGAGAAGACATCATGGTCACCACACACCGAGTGGCAGCACGCCTCAAATACGGTCGTGCCATAGATTCAAAAGAAATGGTGTTGCACACCTGTTCAAACATGGCCTGCATGAATCCAGATCACTTGATCATCGGAGACCGTGCGGACATGCAGGACATCATGGTGGCCAACAAGCGACACAGATATGGTATCAAGATCAGGATCAAACTGCCCACACCAAAAGCAGTGGCTGAAAAAATGTCAGATCATGACCTGGCTCGGGTGTTTCTCATGCCCAATGAACAGATACAACGGGAGTTCCACATGAGTCCTTATCGCAGCATGCATCTCAAACGGGCTTGTGGAGTAGAACGCCGTCGGCGTCGAATCACACGCCTGGGCTTGGAATAGTAGTGACAGCAGTGCAGGATCGAAAGAGACGACATGTATGGCACATATCAACAGTTTATAGGAACCAAAAGTTAGACTAATGGGGTCCGTCGATCTCGGACTGCGTTTAATCACCAGACGGTGATCTGCACTGCGGTCCTGTTTATTTATGCCAGAAAAAAAATCCCAGGATTTCTCCGGGGATTTAGGCCATGTGCTTGATTTGTTTTTGTGGCTGTGCCCGCACTGGATACTTATCCATACGCGGTAGTTCTCGAACCAGGGCTTCTTGCATGAGTTCCAGGCACTGATCCGCACCGTGCGTTTGCACCAGCCTTTGGATTATGCTTTGGAGACGCAGGCGATCCATCAAGAGTTGGTGGTTCATACTGCCTCCAATATTTTCTTTTTGGTTCTGACCAGATCTACTTCTACTGAATCTTCTACCATGTCGCCCAGTTCTGATTCAACAGGATCAGTGAGTTCAAAACCCAAATCATAAGCATCAGACTCTTCAATGTCATTCAGAGTTCTATCTGTATCTTTGAGATTCTGGCGGAGTTCAGCATACTGCTCATCTGTGAGATCAAACTCATAAACATCTGTAAACTCTCTTAAACCAGTCTGTGTTATACGGATTTTCATTCTGCGGACTCCAGTTCGTATTCATCTGCGATGTGTTCATTATACCAAGACTCGATCTCCTGATCTGGCACAGCATCAAGATGACGCTCCAGATTATCCCAATCACCGGCTGTGCGATGACCTGTGGGCAGTTGATGGATGATGATCCATTCACTCATGTCTTGATTCCAAAAGATAAAGCAAGTGTCAAAGCCCAGGCTGTTGCGATCCAGGCTGTAAGCGTCTGTGGCAATGCGATCACGCATGGTAGCAAAATCAATCATTCTGCGGCCTTCCAAACAATAAGAAACTTATCATTGCTGGATTCACCTTTGCTAAAGAACATGGTTATCATATTGCCATCTGTCCAATCACTGATCTTGATTGGGCCTTCATCCCAACGGTCATTTGAATCAATCAGGCGACGAGCACCACGATATGCGTCAAAGTCATTTAACAAATCATTAAATGTGCCTTTAAACTTGATTTGTTTGTTAGTGTAAAAACAATGCGATTCATAAATCAGTTCTACAATGGGCAGTTGGTTGAGTTGGAAATCTACCAAAGTTTTATAGAACTTGCTGTTGCGATTGATTTTGTATGCTGTCTTTTTAGACACACAATCCGTAAACGGACGGTTTGTAGGGTAAGCAAGTGTAGTCATTTGGTGCTCCTTAAAGCGTTGTTGATAAGTGTGTAGTATAGCACTTCACGCGATACTGGTCAACTATGTGCCAAACACAGGTGACCAAATCAACCAAAGCAACCGTGCCGCGGTGGCTGTGGCCACAACTGTGGCGGTAGCAACAGCCACCAATTCACAATATTGCCACAATGTGCGTGGTGTTCTTGTGGGCATGTGCTTACTCCTGGGCTGTGAGTTCTGCTGCTTCACGCAGGGTCATTTGTGGAAATGACTCTGTAAGATAGTTGCGATACTGATTCAGTGTGGTGTCCAACCACATTTTGTAGTGCAGTTCGCTGTAGTGCTTGCGAACAGCGTGAATGTCAGCAAAGTTGCCTGCTGTGGCTTGGGACTGGGCAAAAGCCACGAATGTTTGTGCTTGGGTCATTTCATGCTCCTTGAAGCGTTGTTGATAAGTGTGTAGTATAGCACTCTTGCCGATACCGGTCAAGCACAAAAATGCCAACTTCACTTGCGATTATATAGGTATATTTGGGTGCTTTTTACCAAAATGAACACAAAATATCCTGGTTCTGAACACATTGACTAAATAATAGTGAAGGAATATTGTATGGCAACAAATCAACTAAATGCGGCTGAATCACAAATACCGCGAGAAGTATATAAAGACTTAAAGATTAAACTATTGATCTCGCAAGAAGGAGGCGAAGATCAAGACAGGGAGAAGGTCTCTGCGAGACCTGCCTTTGGCCCCGAGGGCAAGCCCTCGAATCCACTGGCCTTTGACTTCGTCACCTCTCCCGAGGAAGTCCCCCAAGAGAGAGAGGTTAGTTGTATCAGCCCGCGAGAACTATGTTCTCGCTATTCAGGCATCAGTGTGCAGCATGCTCGAACTGACCGAGGCATCAAGGTATACATCACACTACAACAATCGGATTGGGTGCCAACCGGTGCTGTGCAGTTGGCCACAGCAGAACTCAAACGCAGTGATCGATTGAGAGAAGTGCGAGCCCGAGAGGATGACAGCGAAGAGTTTGCGGCTTATCTGGATGATGCCAAACAACAACTACGACCACAAAAGGCACAAGTGGCCATGGGCAGATTGCATCAACGCAACAAACGCAGCAGTTGGATCTATGACACCGTGATGGTGGCTTTCTTCGAAAATGACAAAATGAACAAAGTGCTGTTGTATCTTGAAGGAGAAGAAGTTATTATAGATATGGATCGAGAAATGAGCATGAACCAACAACGATACTATCACTGCCAAGGCTTGCTGGGCACTATACACGGCAACAAGAAAGTGCCAAGACTCAGCGATCTTCCTTTGAGCCGGTTTGGAAAACAATCATGAAACGCCCAACACTAACACCCCAACAACGACATGCCACGCACCCTGCTGATGTAAGACCTGGCCGAGGACCACATGCTGCCCAAATCTACTGCTTAAAATGCCGCCGACATATCCAATGGATCTCACAAGCACAATACGAAACTTGGCAAAAATCCCATCGCTAACTATGCCTTTTTTGAGTGATTTGGTAAATATCATCGAGCACACGCTATGAGCACATTCTACTACAAGAAACTACACACCATGGAACCCCGAGCAGGCAGAAAGTATGCCACGGTGTATATCAAACAAAGTGCCGAGGAGCATGGTCGCTTGCTCGCCTGGCTTACAGAACGAGCACAGGAAATCTTGGCAGTGTGCGAACACTATCCGGACATGGCAGAATGGTTCCAACGACCCTGTAGAGACTTTCCACGCAGTCGAAAACATGACTTCTACACACCCGAAGACATACTCACGGACATGATTCAACAGTTGAGTCTGGGACGAGACTTGCCCAGGGCAATGTGGGCTCGCTGGAATAGACTGACGGATCAAACCCCTTGGACAATAACCATGCTCGGGCCTCAGGGTCAAGCACTTGATGTTCACGATACTCAATCCGGCGTGGCCTCCACTCGCGAGCAGTCCGCATCCATCTCCACTCTAAATAACCTATTTTCATATTAAATCCCCGTGACCAAAACTGCTGTTCCTGTAAGACTACGCTTGCCCATACCTGATCAACACGAAGAAATCCACATACATGAGCCTGCTGCTTGGTGGGTTGTGACTTATCAAGGTGTTATTGTGAACTTCAGCAGGCACGATACCATGACGGATCGTGTGCATTACACACGCAATGGCTGGAGCCAACAAGCCTCAGCCCTAAACGCAAGAGACAGACTGCGAGCACTCAGTTATTCAACGGACTTTGATGTGGTCAACTTGGTTGATGTTCTATCTCGAACCGCTCAACTCCACAATGCTCACAGTGTATGCTCTGACGATACAGCCAGGTCCTGAACTGACTCACGCTGACTTCTAATCTGGTTCGATCTATTGAGTCAGCAGGTATGCGTAGCACATACAAAGGCCGCCAATACCGAGTGCGGTGGCGATACTCTTCATCACAGCCCGCAGCAGTGTCTGATAGATAACGCACTGTGACACCACGAATCTCTCCTGTGACAATGTCTATGGTGGTTGACGCATCCACGGGAATCACACGAGAGTTTTCAAAAGATCGATATTCTGGTTCAGTGAGAGCAAGATAGAAATATTTCAGTTTGGGTATTCTCATGTGTATACTTATGGATTTCCAATCACACCACTAAATACAACATGGAACAGATCATTCAAAAACAAACACAGGGTGGAGCACGACCCGGAGCAGGCAGACCCAAGGGCTCCAAAGCCCGTGTGAGTGTGGAAAGCCTCCTGGCAGAATTAGAACTCAGGGCTCCTGGTGAGAGTTATGAAGCACTGCTGTTAGAAGACTTCTTGAGAGCCAGACTGGAAGACGACAAAGGCCTGGTGCTGAAGTATCACAATCTCATCCTGAACAAGGTCATGCACACCCTGACCACTGTGGAGGTGGTGGAAGGTCAAGACGCCATCGACGCCAAGAGCCGTGCTTTTGCAGAAGCCATAGCACAGATAGTGGGTATTCCCGCCAAGGACTAAATAATAATACACAAGGAAGCACCAACATGCCATTAGACAAAAGCAAAAGCCCTAAAGCGTTCAAAAGAACATCCGCACTGAACTGAAAGAAGGCAAGCCAATGAAACAGGCAGTGGCCATCGCATATGACATTGCTGGCAAGAAAAAGAAGATGGGCGAGAAAATCTCTGACACCATGAAAAAAGACAAGATGCACAAGATGAAAGATGGCCAGATGATGAAAGACTCTGCTATGAAATCCAAAGGAAAAACAAAATGAAACCCAACGCAAAGACACAGATGGATCCCAACATGGATTTCGACGGCATGGCCAAATCTGGCACTGGTCGTGTGAATCAGAAACTGCAAACAAACGCCTGGACAGGACACATGAATGATGGTCGTGAAGTAAACATGGGCCGTGGACCTACCAAAGGCAACATGGGCTGTGGCAAGCCAGGCAAGCCAGGTGCCATGAACTCAGTCACACAGGATTCATTCCGACCAGCACCCACTGACAGTCTGCCCAGCAACATGAAGATCAAGAATCCCGACTACATCAATGGTGGTGCACAGGTTCGCACACCAGGCGGCACTCGAGCCTGGGATCCCAAGTGTGGTCAGAACTATTCAGGCAATCCTGATCAGATCCGCATTGGTCAGACAGGCGGCCCAGGTTATGGCAACACCACACGAGGCAAGCGTCCTCCAACCGACGCAGGCAAAAACACATTCAACTACGGTCCCCGCAGCCAGTACTAAAGGACAATGATGAACATACCATTCCAACTTCAAGGCGAAAACTTCGCAGTGAATTCAACTGCTGACAGTTCACTGTTTGAGTTCCAGATCACCAACGGTCAGATGCCCAATGCTCTCCTGGTCAGTGTGCCTGTGTCAACATCAAACACCGTGGTAGCAGTGAATGCCAGTTTTGATCAATTCAATTCTGACGCTGTGGTGCCTGCAGATGGCTCACCCGGAAGAGGCATCGTGGTGATCCCTGGTGCTCCTGCCTTGTTCACTCTCAACACCCAGGCCGCTGCCACAGGCAATCTGTATGTGAGCGTGGCCAGCACAGCCAATGTCACAGTTTATCTCAGTGGCTTGGTCATTTAAGGAAACATCATGAGAATATCAACCAAGAACATGCAAGCCCGTGCGATCAATGTCAAGCGTGGTCCAACCACAGGCAATGAGAATCCCGGCACCAAACGATCTGACTTCATGGCTGAAAAGTCAAAGACAGGATCAGAGAAAAGTGAGATAGCTAACATGATCACCGACGCAGTGGCAGCACGAGGTCGTGGCATGATGGGATTCAGAGATCCCACAGTGGAAGGCCTGCACACCACGACCAATGTTGGCCGTGGACCCACAAAAGGCAATGCTGGTCGACAGACTGGCAAGTCTGGTGCTGCTCGTCGCGGTGCTCTTGGAGCCACTTCAGGCTACTAAACCCCCCACATCTGATCACACGAGGGTGGTCAGGTGTTTTGATTTGTTATGAAAGGAATAGAAATGAACAAAACCACTCCCACCACCGGCAACAACATCTGGGACGATGTGCCTGCTGAAAAACCCACCCGAAAGAAACCTGACCCTGTGAGTGCTCTGGCACCTGATGAGTTTGACTCTGGCGGATTTGACACTGACGGCTTTGTGTCAAGAGACTTTGACCTGGAAGGCTTGATGACAGACTTTCCCACAGCCAAGGAACTGGAACGCTTTGTGTTTGATGAAACTGGTGTGGTGCTGAACCTAAAAGGTCGTGCCAACAAACTCAAATACCAAGTGGCCATGGATGTGCTCAACGGTCAGGATGTTGATCCCCGATACATCGGCACTTCAAACCCTTACTTGGAAAAGACTGACATGGTACCAGAAGAGCCCATGAAAGCATTGCCACCCAGAGATCCAGATCTGCCACCCTTAGACACTTTGCAAAACAGTTTCTTCACAGGCTTTGTGCCACACTCTGATCCTGACTACCATGCACAAGGTCGCAAGATGCACTGTTTGTTTCGCAAATACCGGAATGGTGTGATCAGTTATGAAGTGCAAGGTCCCATCGAACCACGCCCAGTGGGAGAAAAGATTGACAAGTGGGGCAAAGTGCGTCCAGAGATCATCCGGTGGGTTGATCCTCGCACAGGCGAGCAGTTGGTGCAGCGTGAAGATGGCACACTCACACCCATTGGACGCCGACTCAAGGCCATGATGCAGACCATGAAATACAATACAACCAATCAGTGGTTGGCCTATGTGGATCGAGAGTTTGTGAGCCTGGACCACAGAGCCGCTGCCAACCCCTGGGACTTGAGCACATGATCTCTGAACCCACCCTACGCGATGGCATGATCCATCAGGCTCAGCAGGATCGCATGGCACGCGATGTCAAAATCATGCAGGGAGTGAATGCTGCTCACCGTGAAGCATTTGGTCAGAAGTTTCCTGGACAACTGGAACACTCAATGCGACTGATTTCTGAACGCCTGCAACAGATCCTGACCAAGCCGCCAGGAACAGAATTGGCCAATCCTGTCACATGGCCAGGCACTGCACTGGAGATTGCTGACCTGTCCCAGGCCCTGTGGCATCTACAACAGGTGCGACTGAGCCTACCCGTCACCTCCACTGCAAGTGAATGATCGATCCAGGCGTGCTCATGCGTCGGGCTGTGAGATACTGTTGCGAACAGAATCAAATTGAACCCGAAAACATAGCCACACTGCCGGTGGCACTCCGTGCTGATTTTGAAGCATTAGTGATCGCAGTGCAGGAACACATGCAGTACAACCAACTGCACTACTTCAGACCATTCCTCCACCAGCGGAGTTTCTTCACCACCATCTCAAATCGTCGTGGTATCCTGGCAGCCAACCGGATTGGCAAAACAGTTTCAACCTGTGCAGAAACAGCCATGCATCTCACAGGCATCTATCCTGACTGGTGGCAGGGTCATAGGTTTGACAAACCCATAACCTGCATGGTGGCCGGTGAAGGATGGAGTCAGGTGGCCCTGGTGCTGCAACAAGAACTGCTGGGCACACCTGACATCAAACTGCGTGACAACATTGGCACAGGCATGATACCCAGGTCAGAGATCATACAGGACACCATGCGTGGTGATGGAGCCAACGCCATTGGCATTGAGATACGCCATGCCACAGGAGGCAAGAGTTATCTGCTGTTTGCCAACTACACTCAAGAGGTACGACAACTGCAAGGTTTCAAACTGGATCTGGCTGTGTTTGATGAGCAGCCTCCTGATGATTTCTTTAGTGAGATCGTGACCAGAACAGCCACCACACAAGGCATGATCCTGTGCTCATTCACACCACTCAAAGGTCTCAATGGCCTGGTGAGCAAGTTCTGGAATCGTGAACAAGGCTATGATTACATCCGTGTGAGTTGGGATGATGTGCCTGAATATGATCTATGGCACGAACCATTCTTGCTGAAGAGCACAAGAGATCAGTTAGAGCGTGATTATCTACCACACGAACGCGAAGCCAGGATGCAGGGTCGACCCATCATGGGCAAGGGTGCTGTGTTCCAGATCCGTCAATGGCCCACATACCAGTCGGGTGATTTTGACTTCCGGCAACGGTCAAACATACACAGGATCATTGCTCTTGACCTGGGGCTGGTGAACGACAAAACTGTGATCACCTTGATGTATTGGGATCCTTACGAGCGTGAAGCATGGTTGCACCGGCAGATCATGGTGCAAGGTGTGGAAGAGGCTGTGCCCACACAATATATCAACCACCTCTTACGGCCCGAAGTGTTTGGCACTCCCATAGTGTTGCCAGCAGATGCCTCCACCCCTGGACGCTATACCATGAGTGTGAACAGCATCCGAGAACTGTTCGAATCTTATGAACTCAATGTGTTGCCGGGTGCCATCATGAATCCAGCAGACGATCAAGGTCGACGCACCAACCACAAGAGTTATGGCATAAACCAGATGCGTCAGATGTTGGAAGTGGGCAGTCTGCATGTGAATGAAAACTGCGTGGACTTCTTGAGAGAAGCACAGAACTACTATGTGGATTCACAAGGCAGATTCTCGGACCCTGATGATTGTATTGACTCAGCGAGATATGCCATCCTGGGTTGCTTGCAAGGCATGGCCGAACCCTGGGACAACCGCACCCCCATGGACCGCATGCGAGCACAACGCAACCAGATCCGCTTGCCGGATGAATCAAACAAACCTGCGTGGAAACGCAGTTATAACCCACAAGGATAACATGAGAACCATACAACTTGCTACCCATCTTGTGCGATCAGTAGGACTCGCAGACCCTGTGGCCACTGTGCTGTGCGAAATGCACAAGGATGCTTATGTGGACACACTCACGGCCATGGGCACGGACCTGGATGTGTTTGCGATCGCGGAGGACGAAGAGCCCATCTCCTGTCAAGCCTGCCATCTTGCGGCCATGCGATTGAGTACAAATACGCTACAATAAGCAGGATTGTCCAGGGCCGCTAAATAACATATGCTTGATATAAAATACATTCCAGTTGATGACATCAACACCAATCGACCACAAAACGCACGATTTGTGCGGATGAAAAACATGATGGATGTGAAGATGGCATCCTATCTACGCTATCTGGGGACTAAAAATGCCATCAACCGTGCTTCTGATTATCATTATCTATGCCTTGCCGTCACTGATTCTACGGCTCCTGTAAACGGCATAGACTACATCCACCCTACCGTGAAGCCTGTGGTAGATTACACCACAGCAGTGATTGCCAAAGGACTGGCACCCAATGGTGAGGTCAACTTTTCATTTGTGGCTGACGGTTCTGACGATGATGCTGCTGCCCGCCAGGCAAGTGAAATGGTCAGCCATGTGATCAACGAAATGAATGATCCGCACTTTTTGTTAGAGCGTTGGATCATGGATGCCAACATGCACAAGAATGGCATGATGATGATCATGCCCATACGCGAACCCATCACCAGGTATGTAGAAACCACAGGCACAGCAGATCAACTCAGAGCCTTCGAACAACAAGCAGCAGACTCCGGACTCACTGCCATGCGTCAAAGCCGCAGACGCACCAATGTGGACATGAGTCGCGTGGCAGAAGAAATGAAACAACTGCTGCCTGAACAGAATCAGCAGTTGATGCAGGATCAGATGGACCAACATCTTGCTGACATGACTAATGATGACACTGATCCAGAAAGTTTCACAGCAGATCAACAAGAAGCAGCGCAGGGCGAAGTAGAAAGCCAGCAACAACTGTTGAATGAAGCCATCACTCGCAACTCAATCTACACTGCCCGATACAAACTCACCGGCTACAACATCCGCATCAAGTTCAATCCCATAGCACAGCACTTCTGGATCTGTGATCCCACAGTGCCTGAAATGAGAGATCAACCATTCTGCGGTTACTATGATCCAATGACCATCCAGGAAGCCATGGAACTGTATCCTGGCATTGACCTGGAACAGTTTGAACGCCATGCTGAATACAACATGAACGGTGCTTATCAAGCCGGTTCAGTGCTGAACAACTTGGCCATCCACGCAAGAGATTCGGTGCCTATCATGGGTGTGCCGGTAGATTCAGCAGCATCAGCGGATCCAGACAGCCGACAAGTCAGTATCGTCACTGTTTGGAACAAGTTTGACATTGATGATGACGGTGAACTGGAACTGGTAGAACTGATCTATTCAGGCACATATATCATATCGGCCAGAGAAGTGGAGTTTATCCCTGTGGCCAACATGTGCCCACGCCCATTACCCGGCAACTTCTACGGCATGAGCGTGGCTGAGAGTGTGATCCCCATGCAGGAATACAACACTTCAGCAGCCAGAGCCGAAATACAACTGGGCTTGCTCACAGCCACACCGCGTATCGGTGTGAAACCCGACAGACTGGACTTTGAAATGCTGCAGGATGGCGAATCAGCCATCTTCATCCTGGATTCAAAGTTTGATCCTGCCAAAGACATCTACGCATTACCACCCCCATCAGGCAATCTCCAGTTCTTGGAAGTGGCCATGAACCGTATT